GACCGCCGAAGAAGTCAGCCAAGGCGCGGCGGCGACGGAATCGGCGAGGAATCACATTGCTGGACAGGCTGAAGGGTTTCGCTCGATGGGGCTGGCTTTCCGCGCGATGGCCCGGCGCAACGGGGTTACGCTGGAGGACGTCAAAGCGTTAGAGGCTGAAGACGTTCAAGCGCGTAAATTGCTAGAAACGAAGCATGGGGGAACCTGAAATGGAAAGAAGAAAATGGCTTACGCCGGGAAACGTCGTAAAAATAATCGTTGAGTGGGGCGCGGTCGGGGCGTTGTGCTGGTCCGCGTTCGCTAACATCCAACGTGTAAAGGAAGCTCCGGCGAAAATCGAGGCTCTCCAAAAGACGGTTGAAGAGAAGAATCAGCAAATCGAGGCGCATCTCAACTTGACCGACCAAGCGTTGGCCATCCATAGCGCGAGACAAGAGGAGCGCGAAACCGACCGAGACGCTCGACTTGTTCGAATCGAGCACAACGTTGACAAGATCGTCGAAAGGATAATCAAATGAAAAAAACGCACATCGTCGTCCACCATTCTCTCTCGCCTGACGGCAAGGCATTTGACTGGGGTGGGATCCGTAAGTTCCATATGTCCTGGCGTGACCCGCAAGGCAACGTCCTGACCCAGGAGGAAGGCCTCCGCCGACAACTTCAAAACGAGCCGGTCACCGCGCCTTGGCGCGACATCGGTTATCACTTCGGGGTCGAGCTTATCAGCGACAATCACGAGATCCTCGTGGGTCGTTGGGTTGACGAAGACGGGGCGCACTGCCCTGAGCTCAAGATGAACCAAGTCGGAATCGGCGTCTGCGTCGTCGGCAACTACGACGAGCAAGTGCCTTGCTCCGGGGCGTGGAACAAAGCGATTGGCTTGGTCAAACGGCTCATCCAAGCCTACGACATCCCCGTCGAAAACGTCCTCGGGCACGGCGAGGTTCAAAAGCTGGCTGGGAATTCCTGGCAGAAGACGTGTCCCGGCAAAACGTTCCATATGGACAAGTTCCGCGCTGACCTTCGGGCCAGTTTCTAGGAGGACGACATGGGGTTCGACAAAGAGCTTTATAGCGTAGCCACAGGAGACGGCCAGCACGTCGACACGCAAGAGCCGATCATCTACACCGCCAAAGACGGTGAGGTGATCACGATCCCGACCGGCACGCACTCAGACGGCGCGAGCACCCCAGGAATAATCTGGAATGCGCTCCCGCCCTTCGGCCTTTACTGGCGGGCCGCGTTGCTCCACGACTACATGTATCAGTTCGGACTCTACGTCCGGTCGAAGTGCGACCGTATATTTCTTGAGGCCATGTTGTCTGGGAAGTGCAACTGGATCAAAGCGCATGTGATTTATTTGGGCGTCCGTATCGGCGGTTGGAAAGCCTACGGCGACTACCGAAAAAAGGAGAAACAAAAATGAAAGGAAAACCCAAAGGCGGATGCAAGTTTTTTCTGACGCTTGCTCTGCTGGCATTGGCAGGCGCAGTGAGCGCGGCGACGAACCCGATCGCCTTCAACCTGGGCGGGACGCTCTTCGTTCTTCCCTTCCAGAAAGTTAGCGCGACCCAGTTGTATTCCTTCAAAGAAGAGAAGGGGTTTCCGGCAGTGGAGACGGTTCTCGTTTCCAGAGGTAAGGCTCAGTTGACGTTCGGCGCGGCCCCGGTCTTGGGGTCCGAAGCGAGCGTGCCTTTCGTCGCCCTGCAGACCCGTCTCTCGGAGAAGTTTTTCGACACCTCCAACAACGCCCTCATGTTCGGCGTCTGGGTGGGCCAGGTCTCCGGCGACAAGGCAGTAGGAAGGAAGGCGCGGAACGTCTGGGGAATCAAGGCTTCCGTTCCTCTCTGGTGATTTAAACGCTTAATTTTGCGTTTAAACCGCCCTTCTCCGTCGGGCCGGGCTTGGGTAAAGCTCAATCCGTAGGGGAAGGGCGGCTTCTTTTTCTTCTTTAAATAAAAAAAAATTTACATTGGGTTAACAACCCGTAAGGGACCCCCTTCGGATTGAGGTTTCCCCCGGCGGTCTCCGACGGAGATAAGGCAAATAAACGAGAAATTAAGCGTTTATTTCGGTATTTTGCAACAATTTTGCAACAATTTTGCAACTCTTTTGCATCGTTCTTTTCTCCGACGGTAAATCGACAATTAGAAAATTGAGCACTCCGAAAACGTCTGATACTAGAGGGTTTTAAAGTTCTAAATATATTTGCAATTTGCACGCAAAAGGGTTATACTTGTGGTGAGAGCAAGTGAGGCAGTCTTAAGAACAAAGACCGGAGGTGCGAAAATGAAAGTCTCCAAAAGCATCCTTTCCAAAGTAGCGAACCGAGTGGCGACGGCGACCCTCAACGGAACGGATAACACCAAGAAGTTTTGGGTGGAAACGTTCCGGATGCTGGGCTTCAAGAAATCCACCGCCATCACTGGCGCGACCCTCATGCGGGACGGGTTCACCGAACGCTACGCCATCCAGCAGATGATTAAGTTCGAGGCCTGCTAGAATGCTTCCCTACGCGCTCTTTGCTCACGCGTGGCCAGCGGCGGGCGGCGACATGTTTAACGTGGTGGATCCCGACAACCGGGTTTACGGCAACGGTTCCACCATCTCAATCAAATCCGTCCGGCGTTTGGGCTTGCGTCCCATCGCCAGCGACGAGGACGCCCAGGCCATAATCCATATGACGAACGCGGCTTGGCTTGGTTTGCAGTTACCGGAGGTGCGATCATGAAAAAACCTTGGAACAACGCGGAGTATAAAATCCTCAAAGACACCTACTTCATGCAGTCGGCGGAAGTCAAGGACCGGGAGCAGGCTTTCTTCATGGGAGTTGGGGCCGGACTTCAGCTGGCGGCTGAGCGGGCGAAAGGCAAGGGATTGCCGACGGTCGAGGTCGTCGCCTTCGGACCGAATCTTCGCGACCAATCCAAGGGCCAGATCCACATCCACCTTGTCGGGTGCAAAGACTGCTGGAATTACGGCCCGCTTGGAAAGCTGGGCGGGGATCCTGACCGCTTCTCGGCCTTGAGCCGTGGGCATGTTGTGCGGCGTTTCTACGCCGACCAGATTGCCGAGGGTTCCTCCTACGAGGCTTGCGCCAGCGACGTCTGGTTTGCTCCTTGTTTGAAGGGGGCGCTCAAATGAGCGCGGCCCTCAGCCGAATCCCGCCGGAGATGCTGGAGAAGCTCCGGCGTTGTCTGGCGCTGGGCGAGGACAAAACCGCCTTCGCGGGGGAAGCCGACGTTGCTCTCAAGATCGCCAACACGATCCTGGAGAAGTACGGCCTCTCCCGCAAGGACATTGACATCAACCCGGAGACCGGGCACCTGCGGCCCGACAAGATCAAGCACGATTACACCAAGGCCTACTGGATGATGCCGTGGATGAAAACACTGTCGAGGGTTCCAAAATACCTCTTGGCCGTCGAGCTTCTCTGGAACTACACCGAGGATAATCACATTCGGCTTCTCTTCATCGGGACCCAGGAAGACATCGCGCTGGCGGCGGAGGTCTACGAGATCCTGCGGAAGGAACTTCTCCGGATCTCCCGCGACGAACCGGCTGGCCCTTCGCGCAACTCCTTCTTGCTGGGGTGCGCCAAGACCCTGGAGAAGCGTTCCTTCGAGATGCACGAGGCGCGGGAGGCCGAGGCCAAAGCTGGAAGCGCGAACGAATGCCGGGCTTTGGTGGTTACCAAACAGAACGACCTCAAGCCCTACATCGCTGAGCACTTCGGAAAGACCCGGCCCTGCCACATGCGCGGCTCCAGCAATTTCGACTTGGAGGCCTTTCACCGTGGCAAGCAGGCGGGCGAGAATATCAATCTGAATTTCGGCGCGGCCCTGTCGCACGGGAGCGTTCGATGAACACCTTCCCGAAGTTCGCACCTCCGGGAGGCCTACACGTCGCCTCCGCCCTCCGCAAGGAGGGCAGGCGACGTAAGTAGGCGGGGTTCGCGGCCATCCCCTCCACGTGGGGAACCCTGGGAAGTTCGCCAAGTATGGCCCATTTGAAGTCCGGAGGTGCGGAAATGAAGAAGCTCAGTTTGCTCATGCTCGCAGTGCTTACACTGTCTGGGTGCCACAAGCTGGATCGGCTCCTCACAGGCGACGACAACGATGGCTATGTGCCGCCCGCGAATCGGTCGGCCTCGACAGAAGTTTATTTGAAATCGGACGTCAACTACTTCGGGTTGTCGATTCCTGCGGCGGCGGCGAGTTCGCCGCTTGTGTCGGTGACGGCGACCGTAACGGACTGGGGTGGGGCGAATCCAAGGACGGCCAACCTGCCTGAGGTGGCTGACAACACCGGTCCAGGGGGATACAAGCGGGTTGGGTCGAACTTCACATTCTACTGGGTTGGAAGGGACTATCCGATGGCCTCGATCGTAACAGTGACATGGGTCAACACCGCGAGGGTATGAAAGTGCGCTTGATCCTCACCATCGCCCTGGCTTTGCTTCTTCAGGGATGCGGGGGTTGGCTGGCTGAAAACATCCGCTACTGGCCGACGCCCTGCCCGCCGTGCAGTGGTTGTTCTGTTCCGGAGGTGCGCTAATGGCCCTCAAGATTCGCCGGGATCCCCCGGTCAAGTTGCCCATCCCCGCGCCAGAGGCCACCCCGGCGAAGGAGGAGTTGCTGGTCTGCAAACACCCTACGAACGCTTTGACTTCGGAGGGTAGGTGTTGGATGTGTGATGTGAAACGGCTCCGGAAAATTTGGTATCCATCCGCCGCCGACTACAATAAGGAGGACGAGACAATGAAAATCAAGAGAGAAGGTTCCACCAAGGTCGCCGCCCCTGCGATCAAGAAGGCTGACAAGAAGGCCGCTCCCGCGAAGGCCAAAGCCGCGCAGGAGCCGGTCAAACGCTCCGAGGGCCGCACGCTGAAACTCGGCGTCGTGCATACCTGGGTCCATCTCTTCCAGGAAAACGAGCGTTGCAAAGCCGCCGACCGGCGCACCGACGCCGAGATTACGGAGTTCCTCAAGAAGGAGTTCCCCGAACGCCACTCGAAAGTTTTCGAGGCCGTGGCGACGGTCCGCTCCCGTTACAACAAGGGACTCCTGACCAAGGGCGAGGTTCCCAAAACTCAGTCCAGCCACTACAACAAAGAGGAAGCTCCGAAAGCTTCTCTCAAGAAATCCTCCAAGAAGTAATCCGGCACAAGCGCGGACGGATCGAGAACAAATCCTCCGCGCTTGTGTCACGTCCAGGGGAAAACATGCAAAAGAATGCCTCACTAGAACGCGGTCGAAAGCTCTTCCCGCATCAAGAAGATGCGCTGGCGTTCTGCCGCCGGGCGGGGACCGGGGTCGCCCTCTTCATGGAGATGCGGTTGGGGAAGACGAAAGTCACCATCGAATGGCTTCGGTCCCTTGAGGGAAAGGTGCTGGTGGTGGCTCCGCTGACGGTGCTTCGTGCCTGGGAAGGAGAGTTGCGGGCTGAGGGGGAATTCCCCCCGGTCATCCTTTCCGGCTCCAGCAATAAGAAGCTGGAGGCCTTCAACCGCGCCCTGGCGGGAGGCGTCAAGTATTTTCTGGTCAACTACGAAGGCTTGATCCGGATTCCTTGGATTCTGGCGAACTACCGCTGGGCGGCTTGCGTGTTGGACGAAAGCACACGGATAAAGAATCCGCAAGCCCAGGTGACCAAGCTCCTGGTCAAATACCGTCTGAACTTTGATCGCCGGGTCGTCCTGACCGGCAAGCCCGCTCCGGAGGGGCCGCTGGATTACTGCGAGCAGTTCCGTTTCCTCTTCGGGAGTTTCATGGGCTTCGAGTCATACTGGAGCTACCGAAACTGTGCCTTCTACCCTGTGGCGCGGGGTTACAACTGGATCATGAAGAAGCCGTTCGAGGAAAAGCTCCGCAACTTCGTCCAGAAAAACGCCTTCGTCCTCTCCCGTAAGCAGGCCGGGATGGCGAACGAAAAGATCTACGAGACGCGCATTATTCAGATGGAGCCGGAACAAAAGCGGATCATGGAAAAGCTTGAGCAAGAGTTCGCGCTTGAGTTGCCTAATGAAGAGAAGACAACGAACTGGATCCCCGTCCAGCTGGCTTGGATGGCGCGTCTGGCAGGAGGTTACCTCGATGGGAAGAAATGGTTTGACGCTAAATTCGTGGAGCTTGAGAAGTTGCTGGAGACTGAGTTGCGGGGCGATTCTGTCGTGGTTTGGTTCCGTTTTAATTCAGAGTTGCGACGTGCAGAACGAAGGCTGGCTGGCAAGACTTGCGTTGCGGGCGTTGGTGCCATTGATGGAACTACACCTGAGGACGAGCGTGCCCGGCTTAGGGGAGCTTTTCAAGAAGGAAGAATACAGGTCCTACTCCTTCAGTCGAAAGTCGGAATGTTTGGGCTTGATCTGTCTCATGCGAGCACAACGATTTATTTCTCCAACAATTACTCCGGAGAAGTGCGCTCTCAATCTGAAGACCGAATTGAGCATCCTCTTAAAAAAGAGTCCCTCCTGATCATCGACCTGATCACCGCTGGGACGGTGGACGAGGATGTTCTCAGGGCGTTGAAGCGGAAGCACAAAGAAAGCGACCGGCTCCTCTTGACCGAGGTCGCCGACGCCGCCCGAAGGAGGGCCGCATGCCGACAACCAGAACTCTTCTAGCCGTTGATCCTGGGATTAACTCGACCGGCTGGGCCGCTTGGTTTTACGGCGCGGGTCAGGCGACTCGATGTGTCATGCGCCCCGACCAGGTCGGCCTGATCAAGGCGGAGGTCGCCAACGATGAGGCCGACTGGCAATACCGCGCTTACGATCAGGCCCGGCGACTCCTTCTGGCGATGCCGACCGGGGCAGAGTCCATCTCCCTCGTGATCGAGATGCCGATCTTATTCGCCGGGACCGCTGGCGGTATGGCGGCGGCAGGGAACAACTCACTCCAGAAGCTCTGCGCCTACGTCGGGATGGTTACCGGGTTGGCGATGGCGAGTCTGGACAAGGTGGCGGTTCGGTTGGTTTCAGTTCGAGATTGGAAGGGTCAGCTTCCGAAAGATGTAGTCAAGAAGCGGATTATCAAAGCCCTGGGTGCCCCGGCCTGCTTGGATTTCAAGCTGGACGTTTGGGACGCTGTTGGAATCGGCCTCTGGGCGCAAGGGGTGAAACTATGAAAATCCGAGAGCAGATGTGGGACGGGATGTTGGACGCCTACAAAGAATGCAAGCTTTGTAGACTTGGAGAGACCGTGGGCAAGCGCGTCTTTTCGCGCGGACCTTCAACGGCGCACGTGCTCTTCATCGGTGAAGGGCCGGGAAAGCTAGAAGACGTGGTCGGAAAACCCTTCATCGGACGCGCCGGGCAACTGCTTGATCGGGCCATCGCCGACACCGGTATCAAGGCGGAATGCTTTTTCACGAACCTTGTTTGCTGTCGGCCTTGTGATCGGGTGGGTGGGCAGAATCGACCGCCCGCTGAGGACGAGATCCAGGCTTGCGGTTCGCGGCTTCAAACAACGGTGTCTGTGGTCGCGCCCCGCGCGATCGTGTTGCTGGGGCGGGTGGCCCGGTTGGTTTTGGAGGGAAAGCCTTACCTCAAACCCTACAGGGTTTTTCACGCTGAGCACCCCGCCTTCATTCTTCGGGTCGGCGGCGTCAAGAGCGTGGCTTACCCAGTCTACGTTAAAAAAATAAAGGAGGCTCTTCGTGCCGCCGTATAACCCGCTGAAAGAAGGGATCTCAGCAACGAGACTGATGGGATTCTTGAAGTGCCGAAAGTTCGCCAGTTTGACCCAAGAAGGCTGGCGTCCCATCCGCCAGGCCAGCGTCTTGCAATTCGGGGAAATGGCCCATGGAGTGCTGGAGCATCTCTATTCCTCCGACCGTAAGCGACCTCCAGAAAAGTCGGAGGTTTTCAAGCTCATCCAACAACGGGCCGACGCATGGGAAAAAAGCCCGGCGGGTCTTCGCGCCAGCGCGGACGACGCCGAACAATTGGAGTTCAACATCACACTCCTGGAGGCGGTCTTGCCGGGCTATTTCAAGTTCTGGGGCGCAGAAGACTTCGGGCGCGTCAACTGGGTCGAGCTTGAACAGGAGTTCCTGACATGGTTCGAGGGTTTTCCACTCCGAGGCAAGATCGACGGCGTCTACCGTGACGGGACGAAGAAGCTCTGGGTGCTGGAAACAAAGACGAAAGGCCGGATCGAAGAGGAGACCATGGATGACCTTCTGGCCTTCGACTTCCAATCCGACCTCTACTGTCTGGCGGCGGAGGACGTTTATAAAGAGCCGGTCAAGGGCGTCCGTTACAACATCATCCGTCGCCCTGGAGAAAAGATAGGCAAGGGCGACAAGCGAAAGTCCCTGGCGCAACTTCGGGATTTCATCACTCAGAAAGTCGAGAAGGACCCCGCGCATTACTTCGTTCGATACAGGATCGAGCGGGTCAAAAAGGATATGGAGACCTTCAAGGCTGAGCTTCGACCGAAGCTCAAGGAATACAAAGACTGGTTGGAGGGTCGCCTGCCTACGTATCGAAACGAAACGGCGTGTATGGACCGATATGGTTCCTGTCGTTTCTTGAAGATCTGCGCATCAAACAACTTCGCCGGTTTCTACCGGCCCAAGCATTTCATCGAGGGTAAAAAGGAGGCTTAAATGAAAATCGAGACCGGAAGTCCGTCGGCTCTTTCGTTACCGACGAAACTTTCCTTGCCAAGGGAGGATTTGGGCGACTTCAGCCTGCTCATCTACGGCTTGGAAAAGGTCGGGAAGACCAGCTTTCTGGCGCAGTTTCCAGAAGCTCTGTTCCTGATGTGTGAACCGGGCGGGCGCGATCTGTCCATATACCAGCGGGAGGTCATGGACTGGCGACAGTTCAAGGGATACATCGACCTCCTGGAGAAGAACAGGAGCGACTTCAAAACCGTCGTCGTGGACACCGCCGACCGCTGCTTCAAAATGTGCGAGGACTACATGCTTCGAAAGCTTGTGATCCAACACGCATCGGACGAGGACTTCGGCAAGGGCTACTCAATGATCCGCGACGAGTTCAGCGCGGCCATCATCCGCCTGCTCAAGTTGGGCCGAGGCGTTGCCTTCACCAGTCACGCGCTCACCCGCGAGGTCAAGGCAAGGAGCGGTGTGAAATACGATCGCACCATGCCGACGATGTCGAAACAAGCGCGGGAAATCCTGGAGCCGATCGTTGACATCTGGGGCTATATGGAATACAACGACCAGGGCGACCGCGTCCTTCGGCTCCGAGGCGACACCCAGGTAGCCGCCGGGCACCGCCTGCAAAACCATTTCCATGGCGTTGACGCCATCCCCATGGGAAAGTCGGCTGAGGAGGCTTACCGGAACTTCCTCACCGCGTTTGACAACAAGCTTCAACCGGAAATAAAACCCGCGCTCCAAACGGTGCCGGGAAAATCCAAACTGAAAATAGGGAGGTAGTCCAGATGCCTAAGGAACAGTTCAAGCTGAAGAAGGGCGAGTTGAACTCCGCGTGGAAGAAAGCTCACGCGGGCAAGGACGAGTTCGCGGGCGGTGGCTTCGACGTGTTCGAGGACGGGCGTTACGCCGTCGCTCTGACCGACGCCATCCGCTCCGAGAGCAAGTCGTCGGGCCGTGATCAGGTGGGCTTCGAGTTCACCTTCATCGACGGCGACTACAAGGGTAAGAAGAAATGGGACTTCAACGGCCTCGACCGGGCGGAGAGCCTGCCGTTCCTCATCCGAAAGATCGAGTCCATGGGTTACGAAGCTCCCGACACCGTGGACGGGCTGGAGGATGTTCTGACGCAGATGGCGAAGGACCGTCCCCAGTTCCGCGTCCAGCTGAAAACCAAGGGCGAGTTCCAGAACGTCTACATCGACCGCAAGCTCAACGAAGAGGCGGGCGAGGGAGCGGGTGAAAATGCTCCTCCCGCTGAGGAACCGAAGCGTGGAAAAGTCGGGCGCGAGCCTGCGCCTGCGCCTGCGCCTGAGCCGGAAGCCGCGCCTGCGGGAGGGGACGACGACCTCAGCGTCGGAATGCTGGTGCGTTGCATGGAGGGTGAGGACGAGGTCGGCAAGGGCACCGTCGTCGCCATTGACGAGGAAAACGCCGAGGTCACCGTCAAGATGGAAAACGGGAAGAAGCAAATCTTCCCTGCGGCTGACCTGCGTCTCCCGGCCAAAGAGGCTCCCAAGAAAAAGGGACTCAAGGTCGGCCGGTAAGATGGGGGTTTGGCGGGCCGCGCATGCCTTGTGAAACACGCGGAGGAGGAATTATGAATCAGCTTCAGATGAAGGAACTTTTAACCCCCGAACGCCGGACCATCTACCTAGCCGGGCCGTTCTTCAATCAGTTCCAGACAGGAATCATCGCCCACTCCGAGGACATCTGTGCGCGGGCGGAGATCTTCTGCAACTCTCCCCGAAAGTTCCTGGTCTTGAAGCCGAAGGCCTGCTGGGAGGAACGCCGCCAAGTCTTCATCCACAACCTCCAGAAGATTCAGTCCAGCGAACTGATGCTGGCTTGTCTGGACAATCTGGACGAAAAAGGTAGCTGGCGTCCGCCCGACACCGGAACGCTCTGGGAGATGGGCTACGCCTATGCCATCGGGCGACCCGTCGTTGCTTTCACCGCCAGCGGCCAGGAAAAAATTAATGTCATGCTGGCGCAAGGGTGTCGTGGATTCCTCTCCGATCTCAACAAGGTCGAAGACTTTTTGAACGGAATCAACGGAAAAACGGAAGAGGGACACCCCTTCTGGGATTATGCGTGGGACGTCGCCGAAGAATGGCGAAAGGAGATATTCTAATGCCAGCCCTCTACCTCAACCTCCGGGAGATGGTCTGCGGAATCGGAAATCAACTCCGTTACGTGGATCGTTTTTCCACATGTCGTCGCGGCCACAAGGAGAATGTAGCTGAGCACCAATTCTTCACAGCGTTCTTCGCGCTTTTGATCTGCAAACATCTTGAGCCGGGGATGAAAGAGATGAACGTCGGCTTGGCAGTAATCAAAGGGCTGATCCACGATGTCGAAGAGCACTACACCGGCGACGTCATCCGCCCGGTCAAGCACGGCTCTGTAGCGATGGAGAGCGAGATGGACAAGGCTGGGGCGGACTTCGCCTGCAAGTTTTTCCAGTCGCTGACCCGTCGTCGAGACGTCGCGAGCCAGCTTTTCACATTCTGGCGGCATGCCAAGGATTCAACCCCAGAGGGCAGGGTCGTCCGCTTTGCGGACTACCTTTCCGTCCTTGCCTATCTCCACCAGGAAGTGCGCTCTGGAAACAAACTGGTGATGGATAACGTGCACCAGCTGGAAGAATACTCCAGCCATTTCGATGTTTCGGAATACGAGTTCATACGCTCTCTCGTCGTCCAGGCCAAGAAGCTGGTGAAGGATTTGCGCCGTGGAAAAGTCTGACGCCGAGATCCGGGCCGAAAGGTCGAAGCGCTACGGCGACCACGTCCCTGGACACCAAAACCTGGGCATGGCGTGGACCGGGCTGATCCAGAATCACTATGGGATACGGCTTCCACATCCTCTTCCGGCCTTCCTGGTGGAACTGATGATGGTGGCGAGCAAGGCGAACCGGGCCGCTGTCAATCCGGCGGGACGTGACAACTACAAGGACGGCCGGATCTACTTCGCTATGGCGGAAGAAGCCGCCTCAAAGGAGCTTCCAGATGGCACATCGGAACCGAAAGAGTCTTGAAGTCAAGCTTCTAAGCTGGACGTCGGGAGGAGTCAAGTTGATTCACGACCTCTTCTGGCACGACAAACACGGCAGGCCTTTGGGGTGGGATTCGAGTATGGAGGCCTCCGACAGGGAGTTCGAGTTTGTGCTGAACCTCCTGAAGGAAAACTGGTGTGGGCTGACGGAGATGATGTGGTTCACATTCCAGATGGTCCTGCCTCGATCGTTGCATGCCCAGATGCGGGTCCATCGTCACATGTCCTTCTTCTCAGAAAGCCACCAGCTTCACGAGCCGGACGCTTTCGCGGATGACGGGGACTACTTCGAGATTCCCGGCCTCAATGCGACGGCCCGGCAGGTGGAAGCCCGCGCGATGGGAGCCGCCCAGACCACCTACAAATGGTTCCGACAAGCGGGGATTCTCCCTTCCTTGGCGCGGGGTGTCCTCCCGATGCACGTCAACCTGGGGTTGACCGTCGGGATGAGCTTGCGGACGATGTTCAACACGGTCGTCCAGCGGCGGTGCCACATCCTCCAGGGAACTTACTGGAACCCGCTCCTCGAAGGCATGCGTGAGGAGGTCAAGAAGGTTGATCCCCGGCTGAGTCAGATATTCGACCTCCAGCCCTGCGACATCTCTGGACGTTGCCTCAGTCCGATTGAGGAGGAGCTTCGGCTGGCGGGAAAGGATCCTCACGCCGTCTGCCCGCGCTATAAGGAACTCAAGGCGTCCGACAACATTTCCTCCTGCTGTGGGAAGGGATGTCAGGGGTGCCTCAAGGGAGCCGTCAAAGAAGACAAGAAAGTCAGCCGCTCAACTTCTCGTTAGGAGGCATCATGGAAATTCGCGACGATATCAAGTTTTACGGCAAGCTGGCCCAGCGCAAGGCGGGCTATGTGGCCGGGCAGGTCGAGTTGACTTCGGATTGCTTTCAGTTTTGCACCGCCTGCGACTCCTGGAAGTCCCATGCACGCGGGCAGATTCGAGGCGTGCTTTCCCTCAACGACGTCGTCAAGCTCTGCGACGAGCTTGGGCGAATGAAGACGTTCGAGCACCTGACCTTCACCGGCGGGGATCCCCAGAAATGGCCTGCGTTCGAGGAATTCTTCGAATACCACCGCATCCTCTACCCTTTCACCTTCCAGGTCAACACCGCCTTGGCGCGTGGAGCGAACCCTGTCTTGTGGCAGAAAATGATTGACCGGGTGCGGGTGAGCCTGGACGCTGTGCTTCCCGACACTTATCGAAAGGCGCGGGGTGTTAAGACCGACCCTGAGGAAATCCTGGCGCGGATGGAGGCGTTGCGCCACCCGAATCTGGCGACAATGACGTGCGTGAGCGACGTCAACATCGACGAGGTTCCCGCGATCATCGCCCGGCTCAATGCCATGTCCTGGAAACCGCGAAAGGCTATGTTCCTTGCTGTCATGGAGCACGACGTTGCTCCGGGTTTCTGGCAGAAGTTCAGTGAGCTCAAGACGCTGGAGTCGCCCTTCGTTCCGACCAGTTTCAGCGAGGACGTCGCGTGGGTGCGTGAGTTCACCCGCTCCCCGGAGGCCGACAAGATTCCTTGCTACTCCGGGTCGGCGACCTTCCACATCAAATGCAACGGCGAGGTCTACCCTTGCTGTCTGATCGGAGGCGAGGCAATCAAGACCCGGCGGGAGATGGCGATCGGCAACATCCTGACCGAGACGATGGAGGGAATCCTCCGGCGCTACCAGCCGAAGTGCCACTACGCCGACAAATCTAGCCCTTGCGTGGCGGTCTGTCAATACAAGCAACTCCAGATGAACCGCGCCGGGCACGCCGCTTCGCTCACGACGCTTTCCATGCCGTGAGTCGCAAGGCGAAGGAGACGCCCAAAAAGAAATGGCAACTCTACCGCGCATCGCACCCTTGGGCGAATCACCTGCGATGGGCACGGCGAAGGTGTCGGGACCCCAAGCATTCGGCCTTCAAGTTCTACGGAGGCAAGGGAATCGGCTGTTATCTGACGGTTCAGGAAGTGAAGACCATCTGGGAGCGGGACAAGGCCATCAAGTTGAGTCAGCCGTCGCTTGACCGGCGGGATTCGAGCAAGCCTTACTGTTTCGAGAACTGTCGTTTCATCGAGTTGTTCATCAACACATCTAAGCCGCACAAAAGGAGCCTCATATGCGAACAGAGAACGGAATCCCAAGAATAACCCTTCTAAGTTGGACGAAGAATCCGATCGAGACGATCTACCAAATCTGGGAAGCGAGCAAGTCCAACCGGCCCATTGAGGAAATCCTCAAGGAGAGCGCGCCGATCCAAAACGTCAATGACGAACGCCGCGTCATGGAGGTCTTCCAGAAGGTCATCGACTCCAAGATTCCTGTGGCCGAAAACCTCGACTTCGTATTTCTCTTGGAGAACGTCTCGATCAGCTTCAGGGAACAGATGGTGCGACACCGTATCGGTGCGAAGGTTGGGCCGCGCCTGGGGTGTGACATTGCGCCTGACCTGGCCGACTCTACCTGGTGGTCACAGAGCATGCGAATACTTGACATGGGCAAGTTCGCTGACGAGGGCCGTTACCGCGTCCCCGAAGGACTGACCCAGGAGCAGGGGGAGCAGTTCATGGTCGCTATGAAGGTTTCCCAGGATTGCTACAACCGGCTGGTAGAAGCTGGGGTTTCCTCCGAGGAAGCGCGGGAGGTGATTCCCCTGGGCGCCACGCACCGTATCACCTGGAAGCTCAACCTGGCCGCGCTCCAGCACATCATCGGCAAGCGTGGGTGCCAGATCCTCCAGCTTGGGCTTTGGGAGCCGGTCATACGGGGGATGGTGGACGAGCTTGCCACGAAAGTCCATCCCTACTTCCGCCAGCTGATCTGCCCGCCCTGCATGAAGGGCGACACCTTCAAAGGGTGCCTCTTCAAGCTGGACAACGAGCGGCGGGATAACGGTATAGACAACATGACGCCTTGCACCCTTTGGCTTGGGGCCGAAGAGCATCGCTTCATGACCGACGCGCAAGAAAAGTGGCCGAAGTTCGACGTGCTTTGCGAGCGCTACGGTTCCCTCTGGCAACGCAACGCCTGGACGGGAAAGATGATTGAAAGGCTGAAACCTTGAAGATCCCGAAGTCCAAAACGCGCCTCTGGTCCACGGATACGGAGACAACCGGAATTTATCCCTGGACCGGGGCGCGGCCTTTCTATTTTTCCTTCTGCAATCCGGAGGGAGATACGGCGAAGTGCCGCTGGAAGGTGGACCCGTTCACACGGGTGGTGGAGCCGGTCAAGGCCGACTTGGAACAGATGCGCGACTACCTTGAAGACGAGCGTAACACCTTCGCCATGCAAAACTCGCCCTTCGACATCCGGATGTATGACTTCACCGGAATCAAGATCAAGGCGCGGGTCGAGGACACCTACTTCGCGGCCCACACCCTCCGGACGAACGAACTGACCCACGCCCTCAAGCCGCTCTGCAAGAAATACCTCGACTTTTCTGACGCAGACGAAAAGGGATTAGAGGACTGGGTCAAGAAAGAGCGGAATCGGGTCAAGAAGCTGGGTTGGAACATCGCCACGAAGGAGAAGTTCGGAAAACAACCCCACAAGGCTGACTACTGGCTTGCGCCCGACAAGGTCCTCGACCCCTACGGATGCGGCGATGCCGAACGCGCCATGCTCCTCTGGCTCCTGCTCCGGGACGAGTTGAAGTCCGACCCGCTCTGCGACCGATTCTACCAACGAGAGATCCAGCTTCGCGACGTGACTTACGAAATGGTGACGCGGGGCGTGCGCGTGCGCCGGGAGGTCATTACCCAGAACATCGCCGCGCAAAGGGCGGAGATTGCCAAATGTCGGCAGACTCTTGACCAGAAAATCGGAAAGGACTTCAACCCTGCCAGCGACAAACAGATCGCTCATTACGCTTACGATGTTTTAAAGTTCCCGGTCAAGCGGTGGACGGACGGCGGTTCACCTTCAGTTGACTCAAAGGCACTGCAGGGGATGGATCATCCGGTCATCAAGACCATCCGCCAATACAACTCTGCTGAAAAGTCCATCACCAATTTCTTCCAGAAGTATTTGAATACCGCTGTTCTGGACGAAGAAGGTTGTTGGATACTGCACCCCGACTTCAACCAGGTCGGCCCGGCGACGGGGCGCTACTCCTGCCGGAACCCCAACCTCCAAAATGCCGCCAACGCTTTGAGCACGCGCTCCGACATCCCAATCCAAGCCCGGACGCCCTTTTGTCCCCGGCCCGGCTACGTCTGGCTCTGCCCGGATTACGCCGGTCAGGAGATCTGGATATTCGCGGACGGATCAAAGGGAGCGAAGATGCTTGACGCGCTCTACGCAGGCCGCGACATCCACGACGAGTCAGCGCGTTTCGTCTGGGGTGACGAGCAGGTGGAAAAGGAAAAGAGGGAAGGCAAGAAGACCAGTCGAGCGCGGGCGAAAATGTTCTTCTTCGGTATCATCTACGGCATGGGGGCGAAGTCGATGGCGGAGTTTCTTGGGTGCGGGAAGATGCAGGCCGAGGAGACGCTGGAAAAGTATTACAACTTCTTCCCCAACATCCAGCCGTTCATGCGGCAGGTTGTTCGGCAGGTTCAAAAGCAAGGGTTCATCCAGACCGCCTGGGGCCGGAAGATCTTCGTGGACAAGGAGTTCGCCTACAAGGCCACAAACTACTTCGTCCAGGGAACCGGGGCCGACGTCATCAAGGATGCTATGCTCCATGTGGACGTGTATTTCAAAGCCGCCAAGTTAGATGCACACCTCGTCATGACGATCCACGATGAACTCGTCATCGAGATCCGCCGGGAGCAACTCACCCGACGCGTGGCGGAGAAGATCAAGAGCTTGATGGAGGACCATGGTGGAAACCTGGGAATCCCGAGGCTACCGGTCGAGCTTGCGCGGGTGACCAAAAGGTGGGACTTGAAGGAGGAACATCTGGATCCGAAGACACTGCCAAACTAGGGAGGAATCCGAGATGAGAAAAGGAGTGCTGGTGGACCAAATTTGTAATATGGTCAGGGTGAAGCGAAAAAATCCGCATTACCCGAACTTGACCTTTGAGGAGATGGTGTGTGTGGCAAGCTGGTTGTCG